CTTGTAATCATACCACTCTTTTGCGCCAGCTACTATAGCTACAAGTAATAACGCCCAGTAACCTATAACATAATAAGCTACAAAAGCTAAGATACCACCTGTGTTAAAATGCGCTTGTTTGTCTAACGGCACCGGTATGCGTGGGTTAGACAACTTCATTAATATTGCAAATAGTTTTTCTATCATACTATGCTCGTTATAATCCCGTCAGTAACGGTAACTGTTTTTGAATCAACGGTAGTAAAAGTACCTGTTGCGCCTATGTTTTTAACGGCTATTGTACCTAGTCCTAAGTTAGTTCTAGCTGTAGCTGCACTGGCTAGATCAGATAAGTTGTTGGCCCTGAACGCATAGGTTGTGTCCGCACCTGTTGCAGTCACGCCTAAGTTAGTCCTAGCTGTGGCGGCGTCTGTACCGTTAGTGCCGCCGTTAGCTAACCCTAATGTACCTGCAAGCGTAACCGCGCCTGTTGATGCTGCGCTAGGTGTTAACCCTGTAGTGCCTGCGCTAAACGATCTCACACCGGTGTTGGCTATAGTGACATTCCCAGTAGCGCTTGATACGCTAACGCCTGCGCCTGCAATGGTAGACAGCACACCAGTGTTGGCTATGGTTATTGAGCCAGCGCCGTTAGTAATTCCTATGCCTGATGCAGGAGTTAAAGTGTTAAGTGCATACCCGTTAACCGCATCGCCTATTAATAGTTGACCGTTAGTCGGCTCTACGCCTAGACCTGTACCGCCGTTAACAATCTGCACAATGCCTAGGTTAGACCCCACAATAGTGTATATATTGTTAAGGAACCGAAACCATTGGTCTGACACAATGCCTGTCTGTGGATCGACAAGCATAACGCGTGGAGCAGGGATGCGGGTAATATTAAGCATTAGTTCCGCTGATAATTAATTCAGCGCCCATAATGGCTATTTTAACTGGATCGGTGCCTGACACCTCGTACACGCGGTCACGTAACTTCTGTGTCATGCCAAGACGGCGCCAAATAGTACGATAGCCGTATTGACCTATTGCACCCATAGACTTCCAATGTTCATTAGACCAAGTATGACCGCCATCATCAGACCATCGTAACATGGCCTGTGGGTCGTTACCTTGACCAACAACAAGCCCCACGCCTGACTCAGACTCTAACTGTAGACTGTGTTGCGCTGTACGTTTTAAGTTGTTCTGACCGCTAGGTAGTGCTCTCCATGAGCGTAACCACTTTTGCGTAGCGCCATTATCGGCATACACGTCTAGGTCAAACTTATATATGTTACCATTGGCGTAGTCGCCTACAAGCGTTGTAGATTGGAAGTTGCACTGACAATTTGAACGATGACGTGTAAACTCACCGTTAGTTAAGTAAGCACGTTCATGCCACGCGCCAGTAGCGACATCGTATACCCATGTGGCATTGCCAGTAGGGAACGATATAACGTAGAACGCATGCCCTTCTTGTTGGTATGTGTAAGCCACAGCGTCGGATATGTCGGTGTAGCCTTGTACAGCGTATTCGATAGCGTGTGTGGACACGCGTTGTGCAGCATAGCCGTTAGACCTGTAAATAACACCGAAGCCCCGTGGGTCGTTGCCTAACCAAAATAATGAGTTATCTAGTTTTGCTACGGAATAAGGTGCAATACAACCAGTCTCATTGAACGCACCTTGAATTGGTATCAACGGGAAGTCAGTAGCACCGGAGTCATACCAAACCTCTGTCGTGTCCGTACCGAATACCCATAGCTCGCGGTGGATAGAGTTAACGGCTACAACGCCGTCAGGTGAACCCTCAGCACTGGCAAAGTCTAGCGGATCGACGGATGTACCGTCTAATAGCTGTGTAATCCATATCTTTTGGCTGTCAGGCTCATTGTATACAAAGTATCCATCGAGATACGTGACAGTGCCTGCGCCAGTAAAGTCAGGGTCTGTAATCTTAGCAAACACATTAGTAACTTCATTGTAGATGTAACCGTTAGGGTTGGCTGCAATGAATATTTGTGTACCGTTATCGGCAAACGTGACTGGCCCAGTGCCTAACACTTCACCAATGTATACATATGTGTAGTCGGGGTTAATCTTATAAAAGCCTGTGCCTGATACGCAATACGCATCGGTGCCATTGGTTTGATGCGCCCACAAGCCTCGAATAGGCCCTGTGCCTATGGTGACTAGCTTGGTTAAGCCTGGCGCACGATTAAGGTAACCTATCTCAAGACCGTTCTCAGGCGTAGCTTCAGGGAACATATTAACCATGCGGTTGTCCGCAGCGTTAATTGATCGAGCTACATAAGACTGGCCTAAGATTGGTGATTTCATTAGTAGTTACCGGCAAAAATGTTATAGCGTTGACGTGTACCTACAATGCTGTACGGTAGGCTCATTATATCGTCAGGGTTATTGATGCGTTTCAAATCACGTTTAGATGTCATCGCAATGCGTGACACAGTAGGTGACGGCTCTACGCCAAACTCAGGTGCTATCTCGCAAGCTAAGTTGTATTTAAACGCACGTAAATAGCCTGGGGGGAAATGCAAAGTAGTGGCTAATGTTGCGGGTTTAGTTAATTCTTCTACCGATACAAAATGCCACTCTAGGACTTTTGTAGGTTTAGGATATACATACATCTCAACGTTAGGGTATGTCATGTTTACCCATATGACTTGTGGGTAGGTACTTGTTACAGTCTTAACCGCAATACCATTGTATTGTTGTTGGTTAATAAACTTAATGCCGTAAGAAATACCGCTTGATGGGTCTTTAAAGTAAGACGAGTCTTCTAGCAACACGGGCCTATTGCCTACAAAATCCCCAGTAGGGCCTAGCGTTCTTGACAATACGTTAGGTGGCCAGCTAAACACTTGGTCTTGAGTTGAGAACACAGACAAACGCTCTGTGTTCCAGCTATCAATCATTTGGTTTAAGGCGGATAAGGCGTCTTGTGAAGTTGCGGCAGATGGAGTTTCGCCTTCAGCTAATATGCCAAGTAATCGTAACGCTCCATTAATTTGATCGCCTGCGGTAGTGGCCATAATACGGCTCCTTATTCTTTTCTACGTCGTTTGACATCCAGCGTATTGACGGGAGCCGCTTCAGCTATTTTTTTAGCTGGCGTATCAGGATTATACTCTATCCATCCGTTTTGTGCATCCGCTTCAGCTTCTTCAATCATAGTAGCTACTTTAGTACCATGAACAGGGTGTCGTAAATATATGGTTGGCATGTTTTATCCGATAATTAAAGAGGAGGTTTTAAGGCCCCCTCTTTTTTACTATGGCAATAAGCCGTAAGTTTTTAGTTTAGTTTCAAGTTGAGCCACACGCGTTTGCAAGTTTGCAACAACGGATAGAACAGAATTACCTTCGTCTTTAGTTGCAAAACCAAAAGGTGTAGTGCTAGTTAAATCTTGAATTGCATAGTCAGGTGTGCCTGGTGCAGTGGACGTAATGGTAGTCAAGGCAGCGGTATTAGCCGCAACTTGAGGTACAAACGTAGCTCCATCTAACAACGGATCTGCATAAGCAACGCCAATTGGTTTGGTATTGTTAGCCATGATTTTAATCCTTTAAAAATTCCGCCCCGAAGGGCGGGATATTACATTAACCAGCGATACGGTAAAAAACATAAGTTGCATCAGCGGTCTTACGAACACGCCATTGGCAAGATGTAACCGCAGCGACCGCAGCCACACCAACTAAAGTACAGCCTGTGTTGGCAGTTACAGTAGCAGCATCAGCAGAATCTGTATTGATTATATTAAAATCAAAAGAACTATTTACTTTCATGTTGCCAAAAGCAGCATCTAAATCAGCGCCAGTAGGAACTGTAAGAGCGCCAGCAGCGCCGTTAAAAGTAATAAGACCATTTGATAATTGAGCCGCAGTTAAAGTTGCTGCTGCTGCAATAGCCGTAGGGGCTGATTGAGTGCCCATAATAATTTCATCTAAGTTACCATCACCAACTTGGTAACCATTTTCTCCGTTTGGAAGTGCCATGATAATTTCCTTTTCTTAATAGATTTTGAAACCCCCACCGAAGTGGGGATTACTTAGACTAACCCCAAATACGGGCAGCCATTTGTGGACGAACTGCGCTGAAGCCATATAGAACGTCAATACGGCAAGGTAAGCGGTCATTGTTGATGTCATATTGACGGACAACACGTAGAGAGATACCGTTGTGTACTTGACGTGAAGCCATGTCAACGCCTTGTGGTAATAACAAGTCAGCAGTCGCGAAAGTGATTGCATCTTTGTGGTATACCAAGTTTTGAGCGTATTGAGTAGAAGCTGCACCAACAAATGTAATAGCTGCGCCGTCTTGTGGGAAGGCGTTGATAGTTGCCAAAGCGTTGTTTGGAGTGTACATAGCTGGTGAAACAGCGATGTTAGTCCAAGCGCCACCTGATGCAGTGTTAGCAGCAGTTACAGTGAATTGTTGTAATGAACCTGTTGACTCACGTGTTTGTGGGTTAACAGCGTACACGTTAGCAACAGTGAACACATCGCCTACAGTAACTGTAGCTGAACCTGTACCGCCGTCGATGCTGATAGTAGATTGGCCTTCAGTAGTGATTGTGCCATTTACTAAGATAGTATCGCTAGTAGAACGTGTACCAGTAGTGTGTTGTTTGATAGATTGAGACATGTTGACTTCTTCGAAGCCAAGAACGCCCATACCCATCATACCGTTTTTGAATTGACGTGAAACAGTGTCAGTTGGGTTGAACAAACCTTTCATACCTTCAACTAAGCCCGCGTTGGCTGCTGGGTTAACAGTAGCATAACGTGGAGACATAACAGCAGCGCCTTCGTTTAGTTTTTGTTGAGCTTGCAACAATACTAATGAAGTAGCAGGTGTAGTGCCTGGAGTACCTACAGAGTTGTAGATTGATTTGTATGAGTTAGCAACGTCAGCATCAACGCTAGAAGCCAATTGTGAGATACGTGGTTTCAATACACGTTCTGCAAAATCGTCTAATTGCATTGTTAGTTCGGCTGAGGTGAAGTTAACGCCAATGTGTTTTTGTGATGCAACGGTCAATGTTGTAAATTGCTCGTTATCATCTTGCACTTGTAAAGCTGCACCATCAGTTACTAATGCACGATCCGGTAAACGGATACGCAATGTAGAACCAATTTTAGCGCCTTCAACGGCAAAAGAATCGTCGTATTGACGATTTACGTTACGTGTGATCACAAGGTTATTCTCTAAGATTTCTAGGGCTTTACGAGTGATCATATCAATGGTTAAGATTGAGTTTGACATGATGTTTCCTTATATAAAAGTTAGCGGTGTTTAGCTTCCCATGCCTTAGCTTGTCTTGACCTTTCGGCAGCAATCCAATCAGACGTAGACATCGTTTTCATTGACCTAGGGTCAGTCGTGTCGTACGCTGGTGAACCGTTACCTTTAGCCGTGACAGGCGAAATAGGCGCAGGTGCGCTAGTTGTTTTCTTAATCACCGGCTCGTTAGCGATTTTTGCTTCAAGTCGGCCAATTTCTTTAGCTTGTAAGATTGGCGGTAACTGAGCAATCCGGTCAGCTTCCTTAATATTAGTCCCTAGGTAATAAGCCAGTTCGGGGCCAACATCAGATGCCTGAATGGATTGGGCCATCACGTCAGTAATAGGTACACTGGGGTTGTATGCAACTTGCTCGAAGTCATCATACTTAGCACGGGCTTCTTCTTCTCTGTCGTGGTAGGTCTCTAAGATGTCACGCTGTTGCCTTTGTTGCTCTCTTTGCTCAAGCAGTTGTTCAGCTTTTTGCATAGCCAATGCGTCGGCGTATGCTTCTACTGATTCAAATTGCTCAGGCGCAGGGAGGTCTCTAGG